GGCGGGTAACCGCCAGACGACGGCTCCGGCTCCGGGCATGCGGGCATCGGCAACACATCCGCCGCGCCCGCGATCCCGTGCCCCTCCAGCTCGGCGTACGTCGCCATCACGAACTGGGGACACGACCCGCACTTCTCCGGCGCGTACAAAGCCAGCCCGTCACGCGTCGCCTCACGACGCGTCCACACCGTCCCGTCCGTGGTGTTCACCACCAGCGGGGCGCTCACAACGACACCGGCTTCAACGGACCGAACGCCGTCTCAACCAGACGCCACGTCCACGCAAACGACGCACCCACACCCGCGTCCTCCGGGTCCTGCGGATCCGGGCACGCGAGCAGCTGCTCACCCGACGACGTACGACCGTCAGCGACCCACGTGTCGCCATCCCGGTCCACGAACGCCTGCGGTGATTCGTGCAGCGGCAGAACCCCGCTGCTGGTCTGCAATGATGTGGCCATCGAAGGCCCTCGCTTTCTCTGTGTGGTGGGGTCGCCGATCGCTGGGCCGTCATCCGGGCTAGGGGGCGGCCCTTCGGCGTTGATGGGGTCAGGCGGCGTCAGCCGCCGGCGGCACCGGCCTCGCAGTGCGAGCCGACGCGAACAGCGCCCGCAACTGCTCCCGCTGCTCCGGGCGAAGAGGCGGCGCCGCAGCGACGATCTGGCGGGCCCGCTCCATTGCGGCCGGCCCGAGCAGTCGCTCTGCCTCCTCGAAGGTGAAGTCCTCCGGGGCGGTCATGCGGACACCGCGGTGAGGTGGTCGTGCTCGGCGGGGGCTTCGACGGTTCGGCCGGTGTGGGCGTAGAGGACGAGGAGGTCTACTCCAAGCCGTTTGGCAATTGCCGTCGCCTCCTCATAGGTCGACTTCTTGCGTCGTCCGTTGCGGAGGGCGTCGATCTTGCTGGGGTGGCATCCGGCTGCGTCGGCTAGATCTCGGACGCTGACTGATCGTCCGTCTCCGGTGCGCTCCATGAGCATGACCAGGAGGTCAGCGCTCACGAGGACCATGTATTCCTGTTGGGGACGCACTTGGCTACCTCCGTAGACGCTATGTGCGTTTCCGTGAACAAGGACGACAGTACATCTCGGTAGACGGCCTGTCTACGGAAACGCACAATGTGGCGACGAGTCAGCTAACTGGTTTTGGTCATCACACCCAGAAGGGATGGCGTTCCTGCGCCTCTGCGTAGACACTCTGTGCAGGGTCATAGACGGTTGCGTCCGCTGACCTGCAACTTGCTCAGTGATCAAACGGGACAACGTAGACACCATGTGTCACGACAAGCGCAGTGAAGGGGCACAATGCACGCCATGACTGAGCAGCGGACCGACTTCACCGACCTGCTGAAGGCTCGGCGCGCCGAGCTCGGCAAGAGCCTGCGCGACATGGAAAAGCTCTGCATTGACCCAGACAGCGGCGAGCAGGCCAAGTTCGGCTGGCTCTCCAAAGTGGAGCGCGGCGAGGCCATTGACCCGCCGAAGCAGGAGCGCCTGAAGGCAATCTCGATCGGCTACGCCCTCCCAATGAGGGTTCTTCAGATCGCTATGTTCCGGCAGCTCTACGGCTACGATCCGGCGGCTGACCCCTCAGCGGTGTGGAGTGAGGACTTCACCACCCGCCTCATCGTCGCGCGCACCGAGGAGATGACCGAGGAAGAGCGCCGGCAGTTCGCCGCCATCGCAGAAACCTTTGCCCGTAGGCGCACTCAGAGTGACGAAAGCGGGGGTCATTAGTACGACTTTCCGTTACCCGCTGACTCCCACTGGTCACAGCCTGATCGATATGACACAGTCGGTGATCCGCCTGGGGGGCGCAAAGGGATCACCCCAACCAGGCGCTCGTACACCTGTCCGGGCGCCTGGTTGTGAGTAGGGAGGCGAGCGCGAGATGGCGGACGAGGACACCCGACAGGGTGACGATGAGTCACAAGAGGTAGAGCCTCAGCCGGAGATCCAGATGGAACTGGTCGGCAGCCTCCCCGGCGGGCGGGCTATCGCCGGAGTGGAGCAGGAAGGTTCCTTCATCTGGCTCGCGTCCAAGGATCACATCAGCGAGCAGGCCAGGGACGAGCTGCTTGAGATGTTCCAGCGGATCGTGAGAGAGGGCTGGTGGGTGCAGAACTGGCCCACGCCCCACTGACCTCCACCCAACCCCCCACTCAAAGCCGCAGGCTCACAGCCTGCGGCTTTAATACTGCCTTTTCTCTGGGTTCGACCTAGCGAAACCGAGACAAGAGCCGTTCTAGCGTGGCAGGGTTGGAACCATGCCCACCAACCCGCCAGGCATCCGCACCCGCGCCATCGTCTACTGCCGCATCAGCCGCGACCGCGAAGGCGCCGGCCTCGGCGTCGAACGCCAACGCGAAGACTGCGAAGCCCTCGCCCAACAACTCGGCATCGAAGTCGTCGCCATCCACACAGACAACGATCTCAGCGCCTACAGCGGCAAGCCCCGGCCCGGATACCAACGCCTCCTCGACGACCTCCGTACGGGCCGCGCAGACACCGTCCTCGCCTGGCACACCGACCGCCTCCACCGATCCCCGGCCGAGCTGGAGGAGTACATCGACGTGTGCGAGCCACGGCGCGTACAGACCCGCACCGTCAAAGCCGGTCACCTCGACCTCACCACCGCCACCGGCCGGATGATCGCCCGCCAGCTCGGCGTGCAGGCCCGCTACGAAGTAGAGCGGATGATCGAGCGGCAGAAACGCAAGCGCGACGAGATGGCCGCCCACGGCAAGTTCTTCGGCGGCCGACGCCCCTTCGGCTTCGAAGCAGACGGCGTCACCCCCCGCTCCCTCATCTGCCTCACCTGCGGCCGTGACGAGCCCGACGACTTCGTCATCACCGTCACCTGCCAGGAGTGCGGGAAGGGCGACAGTATCGACGGCTGGGCCTGCACCCGCTGCAAGGCATCGAACGCGCGGCATGTGTGGGCCGAATGCAAGCGCTGCTCGCAGGCCGCCAACGTGGTCGACGGAAGCGAGTTCACCCGCATCCGCGAGGCCGCGGACTCCGTCCTCGCCGGTGCGTCGCTACGGTCGATTGCCGCCGAGTGGAATGCCATGAGGCCGCCCGTCCTGACGAGCACAGGCGGCGACTGGGAGGGCGCGGAAGTCAGGGGGATGCTCCTGCGCCACCGCAACGCTGGAATCCTCGTACACCGCGGCCAGGAGGCCGGGCCGGGTAACTGGCCGGCTCCGCTGGACGAGGCGACGTGGCGGAGTCTTGTGGCGCTCCTTAAAGATGCGTCTCGGCGGACCACGCCCGGCAACGAGCGGAAGTACCTGGGGTCGGGCCTGTACCTGTGCGGGGTGTGCGGATCGACGATGCGGTGCGGTACGAGCAACCGGCGCGCGGACAATCGGTACTTCGCCGCGTACAACTGCCGGGTGAGTAAGCACGTGGTGCGGAAAGCGGAGCCGCTCGATGTGCACGTGGCGAACCTCGCCAAGCTCCGGGTGTCGCAGCCGGACGCCGCCGAACTGCTGGCCGCCCGTGAGGCGCCGGTGGATATTCGGGGCGCGCAGAAAGACATGCGTGAGGCCCGTCAGATGCTCGACCAGCTGGCGCAGGAGCTCGGCGCGGGCACGATGGACTTGCAGGAGTGGCGGGTTGCCTCCGCCGCGGCGCGGGCGCGGAAAGCCCGCGCGGAGGAGACCCTGTCCCATGCCGTCGAGGCGAACCCCGTAGCCGGTCTCGTGGGCGCTGAGGATGTCGACGCTGAGTGGAAGCGGATGGACCTTTCGCGTAAGCGGGCGGCGATTGACTTCCTGATGACCGTCACTGTTTACCCGGCCCGGAGGGGGCGTCTGCCTGGTGGCGTGTACTTCGACACGGATTCGATCCAGATCGAGTGGAAGTAGCAGCGCCCCCAGCCGGGGGCCGGGGGCGCTGGTGGCCGTCCGCCGAACGCCTGGGGGGCTGATCGGGGACGGCCCGTCTATGAGGGCGCTTTCTACTCTTGGTCTTCCCTTTACCCCCGAAAGGCTTGGTCGGGAGTGGTTCACCCGTTCGGGTGATGCACCTCCATGGAAGGTTCACACGGCTTTGCTGTAGGTCCGCAAATGTACGGTCGACGATACAGACGGCGGAAGTGGATCACGCAAGCGTGATCGGGTGCCATCCGCCCCTCCGCCCGACTGGGTCCTCGACCGTCGCCGGGCCATCGGCGACCAGATCCGTGCCGCCCGCCGAGAGGCCCGGCTCAGTCAGGAGAAGCTTGCCGAGTTAGCCGGTATGGACCGGCAGGCGATCAACCGGATCGAGCAGGGGCACCAGTCCCCACTCGTGGACAACTTGATTCGGATCGCGGATGCTCTCGGTGTGCCTCTCGCTGATTTGGTGCGGTGACCCGCCGCCGTGACGGGGGACGTCAGCGGCGGGTCACCTGGCCGCCCACCCCGCGCAGGACCGGGGTCACTCTAGGGCGGCCTCACCCCGGCGCCGGAAACTCCACGAAAACGGCGCCAGGGGAGTTCAGCGGCCTACGCCTGCCACGTGAAACCCGAGGTGGCTGTCGGCGACGTGCGGCCGTTGTAGTAGTCCACGTGCTGGGCGTCGGTGTGCGGCTGCCTCGTGCAGTGGGCGTGTCCGTTGGGGTGTTCCATCCAGCAGTAGCCAGCCGCGCGGCCAGCGGACTGCGCGGCGCGGCTGGCGGGTGTGGTCTGGGCCATCACGTTGTTCCTTCGTCGGTTCGGGCTCGGCGTCGGGCTCGGCGGTGTTCCTGTATCAGCTGGTCGCCTTCCGGGCACAAACCCTGTGAGACGCCGTCCTGATTGCGTCGGCCGCGGCAGGCCGGGCAGCTGGCGGCGTGGTTGAGGGCGGTGTCGTAAGTGGCCCAGAACGCGGCCTCGGCGGTCGAGTGGTGATTCATGGGCGCTCGCCTCGTGACCGGGCGTTGGCCTCGGCGACGCCCGCGCTTAGCGCCTCGGCGGTCGTGAGCACCCGGAGGGTCCCCGGCTCGGCATCCCACTCGACTCCGCCACCGATCGGACGCAGCTGCACGTACGGGCCCTCATGCCCCATGACCTTGCCGACCTTGTTGCGGCCTGTGTCCTCGACGGTGTCGCCGATGGCCGGCTTGTGCGCGGTCATGGTCACCATGCCTCCCTCGGCGGGGAGATCCGGGCGGCTGGCGTCGCCGGTGTGACCTGGCGGTGTCTGCGTGCAGGCATGGCTGTGTTCTCCCCGACCCGACTCGGTTGATTGAGACAACATCGTGGAGAGTCGGCCAAAGCCATCCGATACACAGGGCGTATCAAACCGGCGTATCGTCCCCGTATGAGTGGTCAGGAACCCTGGGCAGACGTCCGCCTACGCGCCGCATGGGCGCGCCAGGACTGGGCTGCCATCCTCCGCGAATACAGGCGCACCGCTGGCCTGTCCCAGCGAGGCCTCGAACCCCTCATCGGTGTTCCGCAGCCCTACATCTCCGCCATCGAGTCGGGTCGAAAGCGCGTCACGTCAGCCGAGCTGATCACCCGAATGACTGAAGGGCTGCAAGTGCCAGCAGAACTCACCGGGGTACGCCAACGGCAGGGGCCAGACGAGTGGGCCCCGTCCCCGGAACTGCGTGAACGGATCGCGCACGCCCACAGTCGTGGCCGGGCGGACTTGCGGACCGCGGACTGGATCGGTGTCGTCTTGGCGCAGCACCGCCGCGCCGAGGACGAAGTCGGCGGCCTGGACCTGTGGCCCATCGTCCGCTCGCAGCTCGATCAGGTCACCGCGCTCATCCCTGGCACGAGCGGGCCAGCCGCAGACAGACTGCTGCTCCTCGCCGCCGAGCATGCGCACTGGCTGTCGTGGGTGGCCTGGCAAGAGCAGAAGCGCGGCCCGGCGCTGGCGTGGATTGATCTCGCCCACGGCTGGGCTGTCGATGGCGGGCATCCGGATATGGCGTCGTGGGCGCAACGGGTGCGTGCGCACTATTCGCTGGAGTACGGCGACCCTGTACGCGCACTCAGGACGGCGGAAGGCGCCCGGTTCGCCGGGCCGCGTCCTCTGTCCCCGGCGGCCGAGGCTGCCGCGGTGCATCAGGAGGCGATGGCCGCCGCGCAGTTGGGTGAGCGGGACCGGGCCGTACGGCTCGCGGAGGAAGCCCACGGGCTCGCGCTGCGGGCACCAGAGGAGGAGGAGCGGCCGGGCTGGCTGTACTGGCTGGACGCGACGCGGGCCCGGTTGCAGGCGGCGGATGCGGCGTACGCCTGCCAGCGGTGGGCGGATGCGGCGGCCGGCTTCCGTGAGGCGCTGCCCGCGCTGGCCGGGTTCCCGCGTGATCACGCCTACTATCGGGCCCGGTTGGAGGATGCGGAGCGGCGGGCTTAGACCCGCTCGACGCTGCGAATGATCGGCTCGTCGCCTTCGGCGAGGTTCGCGGCGACGATGACGGCCTTCGCGACTTCGTGGCGCGGGGGCCCGTAGTGCTGCTGCTTGCCGCCGATGACGAGGCCGGTGGGCTCTGGGTCGGAGAGCTCCACGATCGCCTCGCCGTCCTGGAGGTCGGCGGACTCGTAGTCGTCGGGGCCGACGCCTGCGGGCAGGATCTTGTATGTGACTCGGTACTGGGTTGCCATGGCGGTGGTCCTCTACTCCCGACAGTAGGAAGCCCCCGAGGGGTTCGGGCCCTCGGAGGCGATAGGGGGAGCATAGCGGG